AGTAGCAGCAGTTAAACCTGCGCCTACAGCCATAGGAATTAAACCGCGTAAATTAAAGGCTTCTGGCATTCCAGTATTAGGATTTGTAGTAAGCGAAGTACCGTTACGAGCAGCTAAGTTTTGAAGTCCAGCCACTTCTGATGGATTCATATGTACTAAAGTAGAGTCTCCTCCTCTACCTAAAGTAGCTAATCCTTGAGCTGTGTTTTGATAGTTTACCATTTAAATTCCTAATCGTTTATATTGAATAATACCATGTAATGTGTTAGTTATAAACCGTTTTATACGGCTTCTGCCCCTGATATAGTGATCGTTAACTCAGTTCCATCGGATACTGCTTGTATTGTATCTCCAGGATTAGTTATCTGTAATCCTGACCAATGTAAATATTCTTGTTTAAGTACCTTAACAGTTCCTATAAGCTCATTATCATTTGACGCGGCGCCGCCGGCTGAAACTATATACACTGATACTGTCCCTGTTGAACCTGAAGCTCCACTATGATTAGTTACCATAATATCTTTTATATAAGTGCGCGTGTCAACAGGGGTTTCATATATTATTGCGATAGTAGTGGTTAAAGCTGCCTGCCCTAATTTTTTACCTGTTAGTTCTGTAAATTCACCTGACATTATATCCCCATCCAATGCATCACATTGTTAGTGTGTAAGTTTTTAATCTCATCTAAGTGTGCTTTATCTAGTTGTGCAAAGTATAACCTTAGCTGATTCTGTAGTTGGTTCTGTTGGTCTTCACTATACTCTATAGGAGGTAAGACTAAGTTAGGTGATTTAGGTTGTACGACGTGTGCCATGTTATCCCCTTAGTCCATCTGGTTTAGCATCGACTCTTGTATCCCCTAGTTGCCACTGTGTGCCTACAGTATCTGATGATATTTTAAAGTTCATTTGTCTACCTCGCGCTCTTATAAATACTTGATTAGTATACTGATCTATTGTTGTAGCACTTGTTGTAACACCTCGAGTTAGTGTTGCTCCAGCTACATCCGTAGTTTGTGTTGCTGCTCCTGGAAACTTACTAACTGCAACTGCCATATCAACTGCAGGTGTTAATGTTGCTCCTGTTACAGGGTTAACAGTTTGTGATGTAGTAAAGTCTACATCAGGAATGACACGCTTTGTTAACATATAAAACTCACCATCAGCTATATCCATAAAGGCAGACTCAATATATGCATTAATTGCAAGAGGTGCTGCGCCTAAAGGTTGACCATCGTTAGGTCCATTCTCATGTGAGTATATATACCCCCCTGAAGTAGCTAGTGCATATTGATTAACTCCAGCATCTACCCAAGTTGTTCTGTTAAGTTGTCCATAATACCAAATGTCATCACGGTAGTTATAGATTACATAACGATTAATTGTAGCTGAAGGAGTTGCCCCACCTGAACAATAGAACCATATGACTTCATTAAATTCTTTATTAGTACCACCATAAACAAGTTGACTTTGTTCTCTATTAATATCTTCAAATACATATCGTAGTAAAGGACACCTAAGAACATTAACTCTACCATCATATACAAAGAAGTTATCCGTTCCCATCCAATACATATTGTTATTAACACTTGCCCATGCATTAGGGCCCATAATGTTGGTATCGTTAGATAAAAGTTGTAGCCCAAATACTTCAGCCGTACCTAAAAATTGTAGTGTACTAAGTGATGTGTCTGTCCATATAAGAGTTTCTTGTCTTACATTAGCACCGGTAATAATTCTAGAACCTTCTTTAACAAATAAGAACCCTGCAGTATTAGCAAGTTCAGGTTTCCAAACTTCCGGTTTAGGACCTATATCTGCATTAACATCAGCCCATCTAATTAACATTGGATCAAATGAGCCAACTGAGTAGTTAATACTTTGGTAGCTTCCTACAACAGATGCAGGAGATGTAGTAGCCGCTGGTAATGTATATGTAAAAGTAGTCGTGCTAGTTACTGTAATTTGATAGGTACCTGAATAAGCAGTTGTTGTTTGACCAGAAAGAGATACATAATCATTAGTAGCTAATCCATGAGCACTTCCGGTAGTTACAGTAGCTGTCGTTGTAGAACTTGTAATACTCGAAATAGTAGCACCCGCAGTAGATGTTTCACTATATGCGCTAGCACCTAGACATAGTAGGTGTCCACTAGAAGCAAACAATGTTTTTTCAGTTTTTTCTGGAACTGCTATTGCACCAGCTATTGAACTTAATAATACAGCTCTAGTAGAAAAAGTATTCTCATATACCCAATAAAATATTTGACCTTCATTATTTAAATTAAATATTAAGTCGTTATTAAAGTTGTCCATAAAGATAAGACGCACATCAACAATAGCGGGAAGAATTGAAGCACCACCCCATTTTCCTCGACTCCATGTACCTGCACCCCAACCATATCCTGCAACGGAAGAATCAGCTCCAATATTAATTTGAAACGCTGCACTAATGTTTGTACCGCCGCCTGTAGCAGCTGAAGTAGCTGTTCCAGCGGTCTCAATAGTAAATGTATTAGCATCTATTACTGTTACTTCGAACTCTATATTAAGTTGTGGGGCTGTAATACCACCAACTGCAACTGCGCCACTAAAAGTTACAAAGTCACCTGTAGTAGCACCGTGATTTGCAAGTGTTACTAAGACTTGACCTTCAGTGCCTGTAGTGGTGTTAGTAGTAAAACAGTTGTCTGTCGAAGGCGTAGTTGAAGTAGTATAAGTTACACGGAGAGGAGTTATATCGTAAAGCTTAGTACCCGCTCTAATATATATTTTCTTAGTAGTTGCTAATCCTGCTATCTCTGCACCTGTATCTATAGAGTATACAAATAGTTTAGTAGCTTCACCAACATATTTATCAAAAGTTTCAGCTTGCCAGCCACCTATTTTTTCAGCAAAGCCTTCTCTAAATCGTATTAAGTTACCGTCATACCATCCGCCCATTTGAGCAAGATCAGTTTTATCTCGGTTTATACCAGGTCTAAATTTTAATTTACTAAGTGGCATACAATTCTTTTTCCATAAATAGTGCGTGTTCTGCTAATCGTCTTCTAATTAACCCTTTGAGTTTACGTCCTCCAGCATAACAATACTTTAAAAGAACTTCGCCAGCTCTCTTTTTATCACCACGCACAAAAGCCGAACGAACTGTACTCCTTTGAAAGCATCCCAAGCCAAGATTAAAGCTAAAGCTGACAAGAGCATCAAACTCAGATTGATTTGGTTGTTTAGGATGTAGTAGGCGAATAACTCCATTTTCAAATTTCTTTAAATCGTTTTTTAATAAGTTATTTATTTCATCATCTGAAAAAGTGCGATCCCATGAAGAAAGTAGTTCATCATCATAACTAATAAGATGACCAACACCGACAGTCCAATAGCCCGCAGGGCATCTATAAGGTGTGGCATGTACTCCTTCAAAATACTTTATGAGGGTTATACCCTTTTCCGATGTATTCACTTATTTTTCCCAATGTCTAGACCCAAACCAAAATCCAATGATAGAGGCTAATATAGCCATTTCTTCATTACTAAATACAATATGCATGGCTTCTGCATAATTATGTCCAGATGCAATAGCCCAGTATAATCCTACAAAATCGACCACCAAAAGAATAGCAACAAAAATATAGGTGATAATGGGGCGAACACTAGCACGAAGATTAATAACCCAAGTAGATGCCCCTTCCGCAGACGCTTCGTCGTTTTTATATAACGCCACTCTTTCTTGAGCATATGTTTCCATGCTAACTTGGTCTGTCTTAAACTCCTCGATTTTTTCTTGAGAGGCGAATCCTTTTTCGGCCATTGCCAAACTTCTTTCCATCTCAATTTTAGCCATTTCTCGTTCATGATTCTGATCGCCTTTTTGTTCAAAAAACTTTAATACACTCGGTAAACCCGATGTAGCAAAACCTAATATTCCTGATAGTATCGATAACATTTATTACCTCGCTGTTGAGTTTTTAAAAGGGTTCTTGGCAAAAGCCATGTATATGTATGTTTCAGCATTTTGATTTATATTTGCTCCTGTACTTCTTGGTTTAAAGCCATTTGATACTATATCAATTGTTTGAGATGTTTGCTCTGCTCCACTAGAATTTGGATTTAATCTTTTATTTGCTACATTATAAGTATCTCTAGCAGTATCATATATAACCCATTCATCAGTAATAGAAGTAACTTTCATTAAAACAAAAGCAGGTCTAAATCCTGTGTATACAAATGGTCCATCAGCAGAGCCATTACCAGTATATGAGCCTACTTTAGAGTAGCCGTCTACACTGTGGAAACAGTATGAAATCATAGTAACACCAGTAGAATTATTACCGCCCCCACCGGCAGTATAGACAGATGAAGTAGGTTCGGTACTTCCCCAGTCAGACGTAGTTGTCGCAGCTATTGTAGTGTCTAAATATAGCCTCTTAGATGCTGTTATAGTCTTATTGTAAACTGGCCAGTTGTCAGTAGCACTTCTTTGTTTAGACAATATTAACTCTGGTGCTTTGCTTAACCCGTGTCCAACTGTTTCTGTACTATTAGCAGTACCAGTATAACTAACAATACTAAACCCTGCTGTTGTATTAGCAGATACTGTTGAGGTGATAGAGCCGTCTGTGTTAGATACTGCTGTACCTCCTGCCTTCCAGTTCCAACCTACAAAAGTAGAACCACTATTATTTGCACCTACATCTGTGCCTAATGTAAAACCATTTGTATCAAAAGAACTTACTCCAAAAACACTACCATCTTCATTAGATGTAGAGTTAGACATTATTCTATTACCTACACCACGCACACTATCAAACCAATAATGTGAATAAGCTACATTTCTACCTTTAGTCCATACTAAATCTGGAGAAAACTCAAGACCTGTGATTGCTAATGAACTACCAGTACCTGTATATAATGCTGTATCAAAATATTTACTACCATCTTCAATAGTAGAATCAGGTAAGTTAAATGTATTTATTTTTTTAAAACCACTAGGTGGTGTGTAGGTAAATGGCTGTTGACCAAAGTTTACTGTCCATGTACCTCCAGCTACATAAACAAACGGAAACATTTTAGTGCCATCTGTTAAATCATATGAGGGGTTTGTACCACTTGCAGGATCTCCATCTGTTCCCCAATCTGCTGCATACCAAGTATTATCTCTACCAAAATAATATTTAGCTGCATCAAAATCTATAGCTACTTGAAATGTAGAGGTTGTATTATTTAAGTTTGCACCTAAAGCTGTGTTAGTAGTTTCTACAATTCTATAAGCATTACTATTGTTTAAATAAAAATAGTATTTATTAGCTTCATCAGAGTAAGCTGATTCTACTTTATTAGTATCTGTTCTAAATCCTAAACCTAATACTGCATTCACAGCCATCTTACATTCAAAATAATACTTGCCTGTTGTAGGCATATTTGTAGGAAACATAGTTGCATGATTTGATGCGTTAGATGCTTTTAAATTTCCGTCAGTCATTGTAGTGTTGACTGCCATATTGTTAGGATTTAATGTAGCAAAGTTACTTGTATCTTCATCTGTTAGTGTAGGTACATCTGGCATTGAATCATAAGTTGCACCAGCAGTCAGTGATACATTATTTACAGTCCAAGTATTACCATTGCCTGATGAGTCTGTACCTAATGCAGCTACACTAGAAGTATCACCAAACTTTAAATAAAAACCATTTGTGCCATATGTGCCTGTGTATTTTTTAGGCACCCAAGTGCCGTTATCGTCAGTTTCACCAAAGTCTGTTGGTGCTAATTGTTGTCCATCTATTAGATTGTACTCTGCTATATAAGCATCAAGATATGTTGCTTCATCTGAAGCTGTTCCAATGTAGACTGCTTGGCTTTGTTTTGTAAAAGCAATTAAAGTATCACTTGGTATAGTTCCATTAGTAGTAAATGATGTAACTTGTTCTCCATTAATATACAGTTTTACTCTATTGTCAGCAGATGCTTGAGTTGTATCATAAGCTAAAACCATATGATACCAAGCTGATGGGTCTCTAAATACTTGAGTTGTAACTCTTGGTACTACAGAATACATACCAACTTGTATGGTGTTATCTGCATTAAAATAAAAACTAGAGTAATTATCATTACCTGTACCAGAACCAGATTGCAACATATAAGTTCTAGTAGCAAACTCACTTCTTTTAATCCAAAGAGATACTGTTACTTTTTTACCATTTGTAGGTGCAGATGAAGCTGTTCTATTTAATGAAGCACTAGCAGACTGACGAAGCCGTAAACTGTTGTCTAGGGTATAACCAGTAGCACTGTTAGCTGCTGCTCCGACTAATAAAGACATTATGAAACTCCTAGAGTTTGACCTTGCTCGTAGAGATTTGTCCCATCAGACCTGAAGTTAAAGAAGTCAACTGCATTAGCTGCTGTAGATAAGGTAGGTGCAGTCCCTGCGTTCCATTTGAATATAGCGTTCCATGCTAAAGTTCTTGATCCTGTGCCATCTTGAGTTACTTGTATGCTATAGAAAGCACCATTTTGCAAGTTAGTTGGTGCAGCTACAGTTCTGTTTCCAGCTAATGTAACCTTTGCTACTTGACCAGAGTTTGTATCCCAATTAATAGTAGCAGCATCAGTAAGTGTAAGTGTAGGGGAAAAGCCTTGACCATCTACTTGTAGGTTAAGTGAGTTAGTAACATTTTCTCCACTTAGTGTTCCATTTCCGTTAATTGATAATGCCATTATTCATTCTCCCAGTTCTGTTCATTCATTACTGTAATTAATGCTTCTACATTTTTAGCACCTGCAATAGCAGTTTCTAATCTATCTGATTCAGCAACTACATGAGTTCTTTTAGCAACAACATCTTTAGGGATAGCCACATCTCTTTCTGTTTTTCTAGTTACATACCAATCAGTTTGTGCAAGTATAGAACCTGCTGTTTGTTTTACTTGGTTTGTCATTTGATATTTTAAACCATGTGTTACTAACTTTTTATCTGTGTCTACCATAGCTTCAGCTTCTTCATTATATGTTTGAACATATACCTGATTGCCATCTTCATCTACAGCATCTACATCTTCCATTGCTTTAGGATTATCTAGTTCGCCATTCCAGTAGTATGTATCATCAGCTCTTACAGGTTCATCTTCCCATGTAATACCTAGTGCATCTTTATCTTCTTGAGTTGATAGCTGCAACCAATTTTTAGGATAGTTGTTCCCACCAGTTGAAAAGGCTTGTCCAACACGGAGTGTTTTATCATCTAGTTTATAAGCCATTATTCTGTCTCCAATGCATCTAGTTTAGTTTGTATTACTGCTTGTTTTTTAGCATCTATTTTTATAGTAGCTCCATCAAGAACCCAAGCATCTCTAAATGTTCTATCTTCTGGAAGAACTGTATCTTCTACAATGTGATACTTAACACCTTCAGGTACATCTTTTTTAGCTAAATCTTCTATTGTATTATTAGCTAACCATTCTTGTGTAGGATGAATAACTACTGCTTTATTATTTTGTTCATATATTATTATCATAATTACCTCATCACCATTACATTAACATCATTTACATCATAAAAAGTTCTATTTACAGACTGTCCAACATAAAAAGTCCATACACGAACACTGCTTGTAGCTTTAACATTAATCAATCCTGAAACTAAATTTGTTCCAACAGCATTAGTGTCCGTTGTAGTTAAAGTTGCTGCATAATTAGTGTCTGGCATATTTGATGTAAAATTAACTGTGTAATCTCCTGTGCCATTATCTGTAATAGAGCTTACATTACCACCACCTCTAATAGCTACAGTTCCTGTACCATTAAAACTTACCCATGCTCTTGCACCATATACGGGTGCAACTGAACCATATCCAGAGTTAGCTGATAAAACTCCTGCTGCACTTATTTCTGCTACTTTAGTACCACCAGATTGTATTTCTACAACTCCACTTGTATCAGAGGTTAGCTTTAATCCGTTACTTGTATCTGCATTTATTATTGTAGCCATATTATAATATCACCCATCGTTGTCCAGAAGGAATGGTAACTGTCTTTGAGGCTGCTATAGTTATAGGCCCTACTGACATACCATTCGATCCTGAAGTTAAAGTATAGTTATCTGTAATGTCATCTGTGTTTTCGTAGATAGCACCACCTGCTGATGCACCACCTCCAATAGAACCCCACTCACTTCCATTGTATCCTTCAAATCCTGTTGTTGTGCTATTGAATCTTAGGAAACCAGCACTCGGCGATCCATCTCTTTGCGCTGTAGTTCCTGTTGGCATTTCAGCAGAACCTGTTACCGATGTTTTAGATACTAATCCATCAGTTGATATTACTGTTACTTGCCAAGCTGATCCATTGTATATTCTTGTTTCATTACTTGTTGTATTAAAGTACCAATCACCTGCGGTAACTGCATCACCATTATTATCTACTGTTGGGTTAGATGATTGTGCGCCAAGGTAGAACTCATCAATACTATCTTTAGTTGCGGCAGCGGCAGTCGCTGAACTAGCAGATGCGGTAGCCGATGTAGCTGAAGCAGTTGCAGAGGTCGCAGCAGCAGTCGCGGAAGTTGCAGCTTCACTTGCTTTAGTCGTAGCAGTTGATGCTGATGCACTTGCCTCACTAGCTTTCGTTGTCGCAGTTGATGCTGAAGAGGTAGCACTAGTTGCTGATGAAGCGGCTGCTGTTGCGCTAGAGGCAGCGGCAGTTGCGGAAGTGCTTGCTTCTGATGCTTTAGTAGTTGCTGTACTTGCAGAGCTTGTTGCTGAAGTAGCAGAAGATGCTGCGCCAGTTGCAG